TGCGCTTGATGCAAGGTCAGCAATTGTTCCCTTCAGAACCGTGAAACCATCCCCTGCACCGCCTGCGCTTTCTTCCGCTTCTTCAAAGCTTCTGTCCAATTCATCAGCCATCTGTGAAGCGTTTGACATTTCCTTCTTGTTGTCCTTCAATTCACCTGACAATTCTCCAATGGAACGTGCCAATTCCTGCGCTTCGTCTGATGCTCCCCTTCCGCTTGCGACAAGTTCAGCATATTCACCTTTCAGCCCATCAAGTTCACTTTGCTGTCTTTTGATTTTATCAGTCAGGCTTTCATGGGCATCTTCAACCGCTTCAGATGCTTGCCTTTGTGCATCCAGTTCATCATTGCAAGCCTGAATTGCCTGTCTGATTTTCTCTTCAGCGGTCTGCGCATTCAAAAGTTGTGTTCTTAACTTTGAAACTTCTGTTGAATTTTCCCCATAGATTTCAACAGCCTTGTTGACCTTTTCATTCAACGCTTCTGTTTTGTCTTGTGAAGCCTGCAACTGGTCTGACAGAATCCTGTGCTTCTGCTCCAATCCTTCAACAGTTTCCCCAGTTGCCTTCATCTGCGTTTCATTCAGTTTCAATTCTGCACGCAGTTCTGACATTTCCTGATTCGCTCTTTTGATTGAATCATCAAATTCACCTGTTTCCGCTGAAAAACGGATTTTCGCTTCATTTTTCGCCATATTCTCACCCCCTTCTTGCTTGTTTTTTTCTTTCTTTTTCGATTGCTGAATTTAACCATCCATCATATGCAACCTTGTCTTCAACAACTGATAATAAAAATGAATAATCAGCATACCAAAATAAATCTTCGGGGATTTCTAATATCAGTACATAATATACATAATAATCAGCTACATCTTCCAAGACAAATTTCGGTGGTCTTATACTTCTTTCCCTTGTCTTCGTCTTCTGAAGAAACGGAAGTCTGAAGCCTAGTGTTTTTTTGGCTGTGTCAACTCCTGAACAGCATCACGAATTGCAATTCTGTCAGAACCGCACTTAATCATGAACTCTTCTTCTGTCATCAGATTTTCTTCAGAAAGATTTGCACACACATATGCTGTATATACAACAGTAATCATGTCCAATTCTTCGGACACAGCCTGTTTTGCCATGATTTTGTTGTAACGCTCATACAAAGCTTTGTTTTTTGCCTTCAACTGGTAAAGTGCATAAAACGTCAAGGTCATCTTTGCTGTTGTTCCGTCACAAAATTCAAAATCAATGATTGTATTCATTTTCTTGTCCATTTTTTCTATACTCCTTATAAAAAAATCAAGGACACCACAGAAGTGATGTCCTTTTCATTATTTTGCAGGCTTCTTTGTTGCTTTTCTAGCTGTCTTTTTAGGTTTTTCAACCGCTTTTTCAACCGCTTCTTCATTCGCTTCCGCAGTCCTGTCAAACGGCACTTCTTCAACCAGTTTGTCAACCGTCAAGATTTCATCAAAGCGTTCCTTGGAAACAGTGATGATTTCACCTGCTGTGTACCTCTTGCCTGTGTATTTGTCTTTGAAGTCCTTCAAAACCTTCGCCTTCATCTACACTTCACCGCCTTACGCAGACTTGACCTGAACCAATTCAGGTGTAAAAGCAGTCATCCAAGTGGACTTGACTGTTTCATCAGCCAATTCGGATGCAAGTGCTTCATACATTCCATTGCCCAGATCATCAGGCATCACAGAAATCTCCATTTCAATTTCTGCAACCTCTTCTGCACCATTTTCAATTTTTCTTGCCACACCAGTCTGAATGATGCAATTCGGATATGCCTTGAACTTCTCAACACCATCTTCATCAAAAACGTGCTGTGTGATGGAAAATGCTTCATGGCGTGAATTCTGTCCATATGCCTTGACACCTTCAATCAAAGTATCAAGATTCATGCCATATGCCTGCGTATAAATCTCATAAGGCATATGCATGGAAATGTTCAGCGTGCCACTGCCTGTTCCCTTGACTGTGGTTTTGACTACATTTCCACGGCATTTCTTGGTGATGACCTTGCTTTCAAGTTCCTCTTCGCAAGAACCAACGCAATTCGCGGACTGGTATGCTTCGGAAGTCTTGAACTTGATGCCCATTTCTCTCAATTCGTATTCAGAAAAAACACTCATTCTTTTTTCACTCCTTTTCAATTGATTGCATCTTCAAAACTGTTCACAAGTCTATTGATGCAACGATTCACTATTTCTTCTTTTTGATTTTCTCCACTATTCAGGAAGAATTGTTGATTTCCTGCGTGCCTGCGTGTGTTTGAACCATCATCAGGGAAATACAAATATTGATATGCCTTTTTTGCCTTGACAGTCACAGAAAGATTTCCACCCACAATTTGAAGTGAATTAGCTGTTTTTGCAGGTGCTTTTTTCCCCTTCCACCGCTTGCCTGACATTGGCATCAATCTTTTGATTTCATCATGAATCAGCTTTCCACCTTCATTCAGCAACACAGCATTGATTGCATCTTCGGTGTTGCCTTGGAAGGTTTTCATTGCTTCTTCAAGCCTTGCAACCCCTTCTGAATCCAGTCTAAAAACACTCATAAAATCACGCTTTCTTTGCTTTTACAAAATCAATTGACAACATTTCAACCACAATGTTTGTGTTCGGTTTCGGAACATATGTGTAAACACCGTCATTCCCTGCAAGGCGCATTCCATCAATTTCAAGCATTTTATTGATGACTTCAATTTCAAATCCTTCAGGAATCCATTCTTCCCTGATGATGTGAACTGTGTAGTAATCAGAATAACCAGTTTTGTTTGCACTGACCTTCATGGAAGTTCGGTTGAAAACAATATAATTCCACAATGTTTCCTGCATAGCTGTGTCAACCATGCCATAAAAGACATTGGTGTCAAGTTCCTTCAGTTTCGTTTTGATGTCCTTCAGAATCAATTGCTTTCACCCCTTCCAAGTACAAGAACAATTCTGTCCTGCTTTTGTCTGTGTATGAAACATCATACAAATAACCATCAATGACTGCTTTGCATTTGTTGTCAACGCCTTTCACAAGCCTGCTTTTGATTTTCATGGACAATGTAAAATCATTCTGCTGTGCAAATTCAAGGTCTTGTTCACGTTTGGAAAGTTCCTTGAAATTCAGCTTCACAATGAAGTCCATATCATCAAGTGTTGACACGTTGCGTTTTGCATTGAAATCTGTTTCCCTTGCCTTTTCACGATAGATGAATACAACACCGTCATTGTATGTTTCAAATCCTTTGTTTTTATTCATCCGCTGTCACCTCACTATTCGCAAGATGATTTGCCACTTCGTGTTTTGCCCTGCATTGTGCAATGTTGTTGGAATAATTGTCATCAAATTCAGACAACGCATGATTCCATTCATACAAGCAATATGCAAGGAACAGATTGTGTTCAGTTCCTGCAACACTAAAATCAAAATCTTCATCTGTGATTCCCAACTTGTGCTTCAAGTCAGGAATCGCAGAATCAATGATTTCTTCAATGCGTGCGGTTGTGTCTTCATCTTCCCAAGTGATATTCAATTTTCGCTTGACTTGTCCAAATAATGTTGGATTATCCATGATTCACAACCTTCTTTCTTGCTTACGCTGTCAAAACCTCTTCCTTGTTCTTAACAGTGATGTAAGCAGGTTCAAGACCGCTGATGTCAAGATACAAAGCAGAAGTATTGTCAAATGCTCTTCCTGCACCATACTGTTTCACCTTGAACACACGCTGATCTTCAAGGAACTTGTATTCATCAGAATACTCAATGACACCGTTCTTTGCGCCACCCATGCCCAAGAAGTATTCATCCTTCAGGAACAGAACTGCTTCACCGTCTTCAAGCGCATTGGAAACATAAACGGTTGTAGGGAAAGGGAACAGGTTGTTCACATAGTGACCATTTGCATTCAACACAGTTGTTGCAGGCATCACCTTTGTCAAATAATCCGTCTGATTGCAAATCAGCCCAACTTCAGTGAACTTTCTCTTCTTGCCATTCTCGGTCTTTGCCATCTGTGCAACAAGTGCGCCATACTCGGCAGGTGCAAAGGACTTCACAGCAACCTTTGCCTTGTCAGGGTAGCCAGTGGTTGAAGAGTAGGAAACGCCTTCTGAAATGTCCTTTACCAAACCAATGGGTTCATTCACACCAGTACCTGCAACAATCGCAAGTTCAAGACCTGCCATGATTGCTTCGGACAGCACTGTTCTGATGTAACCATCAAGGAAAGTAGGACCAAGATCGAGCATACCAAGTTCAACAATTGCATATGCGGAAAGCTTGTTCTGATCAACGTCAACAACCTTGAAGGAAGAAGTGATTTCCTTCACAATCTCGTCAGTGATTTTGCCCCACACTGCATTCTGTGCGGAATGGTCATTCAAAATCCACTTGGTGATGTAACCAACATACTGGAAATTGATAGCCTGCAACAGTGGATGTTCCTCTCTAAGGTTCTTGTAAACATCCTCAATGATGGTTGTGGGCATCATATCATCCTCATTGTCACTGCCAATGATGGCGGTGAATGCCTGCTTCGGGTCAGCAGAACGCAGTGCATCAATAACACGCTGATACCACTTTGTTTCCTTGCTTGTAAGCTGTCTGTAGCCACGCTGTGCAAGAATTGCAGAATCATGGGATTCCTGAAGGTCTGCAAAGTCTTCCTTCACCTTGCTTGCAATGGAATCATGCAGGGCTTCCCACGCCTGCTGAATTTCCTTTTCATCACCGCTTTTCATTGCAGTGACCAACTGATTGATAGATTCTTTTTCGTTTGCAAATTTAAACATTTTTCAATTCTCCTTTTTAATTATTTTTTAAAAGTGCATTAAAAAAACCACTCCATTTTTGGGTGGCTGTTTCCTCTTCATCAACATCTGATTCATCATCATCCGTTGGTTCATCTTTTGTTCCTTCATCATCAGGTGTTTCACCATCAGTGTCATCACCTGTGTCATCAGGTTCTTTCTGCCCTTCGTCATCATCAGGCGTTGCATCATCATCTTCTGCATCATCATCATCTGCTTTCGCCTGATGCGCTTTGATAATGTCAAACAACTGAAGAAAGGCATTCTGACTTGCATTCTTGTTTTCAGGCTTGTCAATTTTGGTTGCAAAGCCATATTCAAGTGCTTCTGTTGGAAGAATCCATGTTTCAGCATCCATCAATGCTTTGATTTCCTCTTCCAAAAGATTAGAATGCGACTTGTAAGCTTCCACAGATGCCTGTGTGATTTTCTCCAAGTCATCAGCCTGTTTCCGCAGTTCTTCGGAATTTCCCATGGCAAAAGTCCATGCATTGTGAATCATAAGCAGTGAAGATTCATTCATGACACGTTCATCACCTGCCATGAAAATGACTGATGCAATCGAACAGGCAAATCCATCACAATATGTTGTGACTTTTGCCTTGTGGCGTTTTAGCGCATTATAGATTGCAAGTCCTTCTGCTACTTCACCGCCATATGAATTGATGTAAACATCAATTTTATCAACATCACCCAGTGCTTCAAGCTGTTTGGAAAGATTCACTGCGCTGACTTCGCCCAGTTCTTCCCACGCCCAACTTGTAATGTCACCATAAATGTTGATTGTTGCTGTTTGGTTTGCTTTTTCTAATGAAAAATAGTTCCGCTTCATTTACTCACCCCCTTTCATTGTTGCTGTCAGCATATCTTCAGCAGGAACAAAATTCTTTGACAAGAAGAACTGTTTGCTGAATTCTGTTCCAAGTGGCTTCCATCCCAAACGCTTTCGCATATCATCAATATTTGCAACGCCTGAACCAACTGCATTGTAAATCTTGTCTGCTACTTCCAAGATGTCAACATGATTGATGCAGGATGTGTCAACTTGTATATAGTTGCCTGCTTTCCACTCTTCATATGAATAATATTTTCTTGTGAATTCTTCGCCAATCATGTCTGCAAGCGGATCAATGCAAATTGAAAGATACACTTTCACAATTTCATTCATGTTTGTGATATTGCCAAGCATCATTGGCAACGGAATCTTCAACGCCTGCGCAGTCACTTCAAAGATTTCCTTCCGCATTGCAATGATATCTGAAGCATCTTTTGAATTCTTTGGTGAAAATTCCTGCAAGTCAATCCCCTTGAACTGCGGATAAATGGCGTTGTCATTCTCAATGAATGTCTTCAACTGCTCTTTCAATACTTCATTGAAGATTTTGTTGAACTGCGCATCACCTGCTTTGTAATTCTCCAAAATCATCTTGTACTTCGTGCCATTGGTGCGCTTATACGTTGCCAACGCCTGTGAAATCACTTCACCATATTGCATATACAACGCATCAACCAATCCCTTTGCACTCTGATTGTCTAACTTGAAATAAAACACATCACTTGATTTGAACTTCTTCTTCAACTGTTGCAGTCCGAATGTTGCATTGCTGAAGATGATCTCTTTCAATGGATTCGTGTCATCAATGTCAAATTCATCTGCACAATAAATCATGTTATTATGCGGAACAATCAATGAATGCCCTCTGTAGAAATAATTTTCAATGAATTTATTGATGAATTGGCTTGAATTTTCATTTGGATTTGGTGAAACATTCAACATATAGTACAATTTGTTTTGTACTTCTTCGCCTTTTTCATATGTCTTGAATTCGCATTTGCTCAAAGTGTTTGCAATGTATGAAATACCGATATACAAAGCAAGTTCTTTGAATGCTAACTGGTCAAGCAACTTTTGCGTGACTGGACTTAGTTCAGCATTGTCAATCTTCTTTTCTAAGAAATTGAAAAGACTGTATTTCCTCACTTCATTTCCCCCCTTTCTATAGGATAATTGGTTCTAAGAATGCAAAATCCGCTGTTTCGGGAAGTTCCTCTTCAAGCGTTACAGATGCAACAAACGCCATGAAGCCATCAGTCTTCCTTGACTTCGGTTCTATCTTGCCATACTTAAAATTGTTATTCGGTGCAGGTTCAAGCTTTGTGTTCCTTGTATACCAACGCATCAACGAATCATCACCCCAAATGATTTTGTTTGACACAAACCATGAATGAATCTTCGGTTGCACAAGCATGATGTCAGAAGGTCTGACCAACTTCACCCTTTTGTCCTTTGCTTCATAGCCAATATTTGCAAGTGCCCTTGCAAGAAGTGAATATCTGTAACTATCAATTGCAATCTTGTCAATGTCATAAATCATATTCTGCTGATGAATCCATTCAGCAATCAATTCAGGATTGATTTCAACATCATCAACAATTGTCAACTTGCCATTTTCAACAGCTTCATGAAGCGGATATTTGATTCTGTGTCTGTCATTGCAGGCAGTACAGAACCAAGAATGTTGAATGCCATAATATTTTTCATTCCGCTTGAACAGCAGAAACACTGAAACAAAGTCAGTTGTTTTTGAAAAGTCAATTCCGCACACGCACGTTTGACCAGTCAGGTCAGGAACTTCACCATTTGTTTTCAAGATGTTTTCCCATGAAGTGACTTCAGTGTCCTTTCTGCCCTGCGGAATGTTCATTCTTTTGGTCATGAATGCATTGTTGATGACTGGATCAAGCAAATAGTCTTGATATTCACGCATCATTTGGTCTTTCAATGTTGGAAGATATGGCAATGAAGGATTTGCCTTTTCCCAGTTGTCGGAATCGTGAACTTCATCTTCTGCATCCAACTTACAAATAAAAGGCAAGAATCCGTTGTCGGGAATCTCACCTTCTAAAATCTTTTTGCTCTTTTCAATTAACTGGTCAAGTGGTCCTTCACGCACATCACCGTTTGTTGAAACATATGTCCTTCTTGGATGTGGTTTCTTTCCAAGACCAGTTGTGAACACGTTGATATTTTCCCAATTTTCATATGCGTGCGGTTCGTCAAAGTCAACCTTGCCTGACCGCAAACCGTCTTTTCCTTTCGGGTTGTTGGTTCGGTACTTAATCTTTGAACGTGTCTTGATGTTTTGAATCTCCGTCTTTGTCCATCTGAAGTTCTTCTTGAACTTCTTCGTCCACTTTGGATTTTCAAGGACGTTGTATATTTCATCAAAAGATGTCTTTGCCTGTTCCTCACTGTTCGCACAAA